ACATAACAGTAAATACTTCATCAGAGTATTTTATCATAGATTCTATTACTGGAGTATTTTCATAAGATGGGTTCCATTTATCCATAGCCTCTGTAAATTCGTTTGCAGGGGCTATTTTTTTTTCTAGGATTATTAATCCTTCGGTAGTTAGTTTTAATTCAAAACTAGCTAATGTACTTGAGGCTGCCATATATCATTTGTTGGTATCTCCCAAATCTCTAGATGGATATTTTTTATTAAATTGTGAAAAACTCAAATTCTTAACATCCTCTCTAAATTCTCTTACTTTTTTCTTTTCATTCTTTCTTACTTCTTCATCTGTTTCAAATATTGCCGATGTTTCTTCTGCTTTTGGCCTTTCACTCATTTTTATCTCCCTATTTGTTATCACATTAAGCCCTATTTCAACTAGCTCAAAAAATTGCTCATGTTTTTTATTAATGTGTGTTTCATCTTCAAATGTTATTTTCCAATCATCTTGGTCAATATCATTTAATTTTTGTATTTTAACTATTCTTTTTTTCATCTTTAAATCGTATTTCACCTGCTATAGCACTATAAGCAGCCATATCTATATATGTATCCTTACTCGTAGCCCCTAATTTAGTGCGTGCTACCTTCAATAAACCCATCATTATAGCAACATTTTCTGCTGTAACTTCTACATCTAAGTACGCAGACCATAATTTCGCTATATTTGTGTGATTTTGTACCTTATCACCATAATCTTTTTGTCTATCCCCACCAATTAACTTACTGGCTTCTTCTAAAAATTCTTTTGTTAGTTTCATTTTTTCTTTACTTTTTTAAATTTTCTACCTACAATAAAAACTATAGAATTTATAATAGTATTTATTGTAACCATAGTTAGTATCCACCAATGCCAAAATTCTATATTCATAAAGCAATTAAATCAATTATAGGTACTAAATAGCCCCTAGAAGTTAATTTATCACCACCAGAGACAATAGTATATCTATTATACACCTTTTTTCGCAATCTGTCAAGAGGAATCTCAATAGAAAACATATGTTTATCTTTTTTGTCCACAATCCTAAATATCCAAATGTCAGCTTTGCTAGTCTTTACACCACTTTCCTTTCCTCTGGACATAAACTCAACAAATACATTTCCTGTTTTATGTGACAATCGGTCTGTCTTCAACTCATAATTCTCTCGTGATTTCATTACAAGTTTTTCATGCTTCTTTCCATACTTTAAATCTTTCTTAAATTTAGTTATAGAAAAATCATGTGATTTTAATTCTTTTAGTGTCTTTCCATTATTTTGTTCTATTTTACTCAATGTTTTTTTCCTATATTAACTAACTCTATACTTTCATCATCTACTATTTCTGTTGTAGGTGTATCTCCATTATTTTGTATATCTTCTATCTTATCCATAATAGCCATTTGACCTAAAGAAACAAGCCTATCTAAATCAGTGTTCATCATTTCGATTATACCTTTCAACACATAAAAAGCAGGGCTAATAGGCTCTTTAGGGTTTGTTGTATCATATGCCATCATATCAAGACCCCCTTTACCATCATCTACAGGTTTTAAAATTAAATAAAGTCTATCGGGTAGTAGCGATAACTTTTCTGTTTCGTCTATAAGTCTATTTATATCAACCATTCTTTAGGTATCCTTTTTTCCGCCCAAAGTATTTTATTTTTGTCACACCATTGACCATAAGTAGTTTTACTGGACTTGTTAAGTTTATTTTTAGCATTTACAAACAAAAATCGTATATCAAAATCTGGATTCTGTTCTCTAACTAGCAAGTGTTTTTGTCTATCTGCTAAATCAAAAAAACCTTTTGCTTCAATAAATATATTTTGTTTAGGTAAATAAAAATCAGGAGTATATCTTTTAATTTTAGGTTGATACTCAAGATATTGTAGCTCATATTCGTATTTTATACTATTCTTAATTAAAAATAAGGCAACTCCCCTCTCAAATTCAGAGCGAAATCCTTTTCTTCTCATATAAGCGTTGTCATTTTAAATTTATTTGTTTTCTTGATATTATTAGAAAAAATATCTCCTAGTATAGGGGCGTGTTTTTCCATTTCAATCATAGCCTCATTTATTTCTATGGTAGGTAAGATAGCTAATTTACCTTGTTTTATTCGTATATGTAAAGCACTAAAGTAATTATCTATCATTCTTGATTTTCTAGCTATGTTATCCTCTCTAAAATAGCCGTCCTTACCTATCGTTTCTCTTGTTATAAGTGGATGACAATTTTCATTTCCTCTCATAAATTCTCTCATTTCACCCCCACCTTCTTGTAATTCATTGTCAGTATAGACCCAAACAGCATCCCTGTTGGATGTAATATCATCTTTTCTGAAAGGATGAGATAACCAAAGTATGTTCATATGTTTTTTACCTCTGTATTTTTTAATTTATTATACCACACCATAGGCTTTGATTTAGCTTTTGATGTTACTTTTTCATGCAATACTGCTTTAGGCCAACAATGTTTTCTAAAATCACAGTAACCACATATACTTTCTAGTATAGTATTTCCTGTTTCTATTCTGATACCTTTTTGTTTACCAGATTTAGGAACATAAGTTTCTGGTATTTCATGAAATAATTTTTCAAATTTTTTATTAGATTCTAAAGCTTTAATATTTTCATTAGCTGTTTGTAATACTTCTTTTCTGTCTTCTTCTTGATTTACAGGTGCCTCACATACAGCAAATTCTCCAGTAACTTTATTTATGGCTATCCAACCACCAAAAGGAACATTGTCAGCTTCACCATATAAATGACCTTGCATAATGTACCCAAATGGGTCATCACCCTTTATTTTAGTATAACTTCCAAATTCACCAAATTTACTCATAAAACTAGATGGACTAGCGGATTTTATATCCCAGACTTTACCATCTATTTTAACATCATAAGTACCACCCAACTCGGTGTTTCCTATTTTTAATTTTACAGGTTCTTGTATTTTTTCAAGTTCTATACCTGCACCTCTCATAACAGCTATAGCAACTGCTTCAAGTAAATCACCCATTAAAAACTTAATTATTGTATTGTACTGTAATTCTTTTTCTTTACCTTTTTTTTCTAATTGTTGTTGACATAGAGGTTTACCTAACCCCGACATCCTCATTCTCCATTCAATTGCTTCATTAAATTGTTTTTCTAAAGCTTTACCACAAGCTTCTTTAAATTCTTCTATAGTTTCGGGGGAAAGTTTTGCCTTCCCCCGAACCGCATCATAGAGAAAACTCTCTATTAGAGTAGATAACATATGCTATTCTTGGTCTAACTCGATAGCTAGGGAGTGGTCGCCATCTTTTGTTTTACTTTTAATAGCATTACGATGCTTCTCCATGACACTTTCGTTTACGGATTTTATAGCTACCATAAATTCTTTAAGTAATTCCTTATCTGTTTCAGATAAATCAACTGAAGAACCTGTCTTAATACTAATAGAAAAATAAGTGTTTCCACCCGATTTTTGTTTTTTCGTAGATAGCATAAGATTAGTTCTTATCATTGGCTTTTTCTGTTTTGCTAAACCAGATAATGCACTACTAAAAGGTAAATAATTTGTACCTTTAGCATATAGCACACATGGAACTTCCTTAACATTTACATCTTTCTCATCAGATAGTTTACCTGTAAGAGTTGCTACACCGTAAATAACTTGATTACATTTTATCGAACTTTGGATAACTCTCTGTGGGTCATTTTCTGGTAGTTTTTCAAATTCCTCCCTAGATAATTTTCCGCACTTATAAGTACCCCTAGAATCGGCAAATTGGTCTCCTAGTGATGGCATTTGCACACTTGATGTAAATTCCTCTTCACTATTATCCCAATAACTGTATGCATATAAGCGAAGAAAAGGTCTAAAAGTAACCTCTTTCGCATACACATTGTCACCATCAATAGGAAGAACAAAATGACCTCGTGGTAACGGCTTGTCATTGTCATCTTCTGTTTGATAGTTAATTGATAAACGACCTAGCACTGAACCTTGTCCACCGCCATTATCCGTTTGTCCTGTTAGCTTCATTAACTCCGCATCACTTAATGTATTAAAGTCAGTTGGAACCGCTAAAGCATTATTGTCTGTACCATTTTCAACCATTGGATTTATAAACCTCCTTCATGTTTAACCAGTCATTACCAAGTTTTAACTCAATTCCTACTGGCATTGTATATTTAAAGCCATATCTTTCTTCACACTCATTTGATAAAGACATCATAGCCTCCTTTAAAGTTGTGATAGCTTGTTGTTCTTCGTCTGGATACACATCCAAAACGATACTATCATGTACTGTGTTGCATATAATAGTCTTTAAATTTCTTTTTGTCAACAAGTTTTTTAAATTAATTAATGCAATAGGCAATAAATCTGCTGTAGCAAAGCCTTGTACAGGATAATTCTTTATAGCAGTAGAATTTGTCACACTACCACTCCGTAATCTTTCAACATTTGGAAAGAAATATTGTCTTCCACTCGGTAATTTTATCTTATTTGACATAAGTGCCTCATTTTGTAGTTCTCTATGCCATCTTGTAATACCAGAATACTTGTTTTTAAATGCTCTATAATACTGCATCTGTTTTGGAGTACCTAAAATACCCCCATAAAGAGGCTTAAAGGTATCCGACTTAGCTTTTTGTCTAGATACACCTAGTATTCTAGCTGTATAACTATGAACATCAACCTCATTTTTAACATCTTTAAGCACTTGTTTGTCATCCGCTAAAAATCCCGCTACTCTAAATTCTAATTGAGAATAATCACCCTCTAGTATCTTCCCACCTTTAAATCGTGAAGTAATACATTCTCTAACAGGAAAAGTATTACCTCTAGGCATATTTTGGAAGTTAGGGTTTCTAGATGATAATCTTCCTGTGCTTGTCACACATTGCATAAATTGTGGATGTACCATACCATCTTTACTTATAGCTTTTTGCATACCATCTACAAAAGTTCTTAGGTAAGTTCGTATAGCTGAATATCGTATATACTTAACTAAAAACTCATGTACTTCATCACTAGCAGTAGATAAATAACTTTCTAATATTTCTTTGTCAGTTTTAAATCCCATAGCAGAACAATCAATAACATTTCTTGGTTTTAATTTTAATCCTGCTCTCTCATCTTTATTTGTAAACAGTAATCCTTTTTCATCACAAGTTTTACACTTTCTTTTTACATTACTAGGTGTGCCATCTTTTTTCATGTAAATGTACTTACCTGTTCCTTGACAGTTATGGCAAATAGTTCCATGTGTTTTAAATATAGGTCTAGCTAAAGAATTTATTTCTATATAAAAATCCTGTATACTTTCAAAATTAGTTCTTCGTTTAGGTTTTTTTGTATTACCTCTTAATTCGTATCCTATGTTAAATCTTGTCGCCCACATTTTTTTGTCAGTTACTTTCATTGAATAAAAAAGCACCGACCTATCTTCTGGTGAATCTAAATTAATTGGTGTGTCGCCCATAAAATATTTTACTTTGTCATTTAAATATTTTTGTAAGTCAACAAGTTCTTTTTCAAATTTAACTTTTATACTTGTTAGTATGTCAGTATTAATATG